CGCTCAAAGCAACCCCTTCCCACCCTCAGCCGTCAGGCTCGCGAGCTTGGCGGCGACGGCGTCGTTGACCTTGGCGTGCAGCTCGGGGCGGTTGTTCTTCAGCCAGGCCATCTGCTTCTTCTCGGTCTGGCCTTCGTGACAGTTGAGCAGCGATTCCTCGGTCTCGGTGGCGTTCGCGAGGCTCACCAGGCGGTCGAACATGGCGGCGACCTTGTCGACCGGTCCGTCGTTGCGCGTCCAGGCCTCGAGCGCCGCGCCGTGCTTCTCCGACAGCTGCTCGCCGTTGCGGAAGATGGCCGCGTGGTCGCCCTCCATCTTGAACTTCTCGCTGTCGGTGATGTCGATGAAGCCCTTGCGGTCGGGCATCAGGCGGAACCGGCACGTCACGTCGAAGCCGATATTCTTCTGCATGTGCGTTTTGAATAGCTCTTTCTTGTTCTCGGCGTCGTAGGCAACCTCGCCGCGGATCGACAGGATGATCGGCATCCGGAGGTCGAGCAGTCCGGCCATCATGAACTTGAATGCCGTCTTCGGTCGGATCAGCGACGACTGCTTGCCGGCGTTGCGCGCCTTCCCCTCGTCGAATGCGCGATTGTATTGCTGGGCATAGCCCTTTTGCCGCTCGACGTAGGTTTCGAGCTCTTCATCTGCCCAATGCAGGACGCCGCCAATTCCGCGCCAGACGTTCGAAAAGCTGTCGATCAGCAGCGCGCCATAGCCGGCCGCCTGCGCAGCCTGCGCTGCCTTCAGGTAGACCTCTGGCGTGTGCGGCGGGCCGATCATGGTCACGTCGAAGTCGAAGTGCTTGCGGAGATGAAGTGTCCGGCCGCCCTCGGTGTCGGCGACGGCAAAGCGCTTGCCCTGCGCGTCGGCCATGCCCTTAGCGAGCCGGCAGCCGGACCATGTCTTGCCGGCGTTCGGCGGCGCCTCCAGGGCGATAACACAGGCGTGGCGCTCGGTGACCTGGCTGGCCGGCGTGAAGGCGATGGTGTCTGGCATGGCTTACTCCGCTGCTTCGATTGCTGCCGGCTTGCGATTGTCGAACGTGAGCGGCGACTGCCAGCGGGCGATGCGCTCCAACATGGCGAGTCGACGCATCTCCGCGCGGACCGACCGCCAGTGCGGCGGATCGACGACGGCGTCGTCATAGCCGGGCCAATCGCCGCGCTTCAGGCAGACGGCCCACATCCTGATCGCGAGGTCGACCAACTGCGCGGCTTCCTCGAGCGCCTGGCCGCTGAACTCCACGACCGACAGGCCGAATGGCGGCTTCTGCTCCAGCACGGCGAACTTGAACGTGACGGTCCGGATCTCCGGGATCAGCCGCTTCAGCCCGCGCGGGTACATGACGGACTGAATGTCATAGGCGAGGTCGAAGGCCGTCGATTGCCAGTCGTCCGGGTGCGAGCTGCCGGCGGTCGTCTTCAGGTCAGCCAGGACGACGTGCCCGCCATTGCGAACCGAGTCGGGCAGGCGATCGACGCGACCGCGGCACCACACCTCGCCTTCGCGCCAGACCATCGTCACCTCCGACCGGCCGGGCGCGTCGAAGTAGCCGGCGAGCGACGTGCTGGCGAGCTGATCCTGAGCGGCCTCGGTGAGCAGCCGAACGGCATCCATGTCGTCGGCCAGGATCGGCACGTTGCCGGCAGCGCGAGATGCGTCGCGGGCCTCCTGCGCCTCCTTCTTGCGGTAGCTGTCAAACGGCAGCACGTCGATCTGACGGCCGCGACCGAGGATGGTCTTGTGGGCCGCCGTGCCGATCTCCATCGGGCGTGTCGGTTCGAAGTCGTCCTCGCGCAAGTCCTTGTTGATTCGCGGATGGCGGTGCGCGGCGTGGCGCGGCGACCGCGTGACCAGAAGCTTCGCGATCGAGTTGGACAGCGACGGCATCGGGCCGACACAGTCCGCGTGGTACTCGGCCTCAGAAATCGAGTCGTACAAACCGACCTTGTCAATCATCAGACGAGTCCCTTCTCGATGAGTAGCCATTCCGGCGCTGTAAGCGTCGCCACCTTCGTCGGTGGCTCGCCGCCGTCGATCTCGCACTGGCTCTTCGGAAGCCAGATGATGTTGCCGGGCTTGTCGGGATCAGCGATGCCCCAGGCTCGATCGGTCTCGCGTCGGAGGTAGACCTCGAGGTCGACCAGGTCGGAACGGCCGCTCATCGATCCGTCCTGTCGCACCGCAGCCGCAGCCCGGCCTGGCGCACCTTCACGAACAGGATCTCGTCGCGGCACTCGCTGAAGGAACTGAACGTCTTGCGGTGCTCGGCGTCGTACAGCGGGCGGTTCGTCGGCCTGTCCTCGCGGAGGTCGCGGCCGGACACGTAGACGAAGATTTCCCAGGTTGGCGCCGGCATCTCCGCCCCAAACGCGCTCCACGCGATGCAGGTCAGGCCGATGCCGACCATGATGCCGGCGAGCAGGGACGGCCAGCGGGTGGGGCCGACGGACTTGTTTGCAGAAAATGCAAACTTCTCCGGCGCGCGTGCGGGGTGAAGGATGATGTTCATTGCGCCAACCGTTCCATCATCGACCCCACCACAACCGAGATCACCACGAGCGCCACGACGATAGCGATTAGCGTCCGAAACTCTCTCGCCTCTGTTTGTCTGTCCGGAATCCTTGTGAAGCGGCCTGAATTGTCGGGGTGCCACGGATCATTCCATGGCTCGTAGCCGGGCCTGCCCGGATCGAGATCGTCGCGGCGGAGCGGGCCGCTGTAGTCGATGTCGGTCATGGCTCTTCGTGCCTCCATTCCGGATGCGCGCGAATGAGGTCGCTTTCCTGCCGCGAGAACCACACGCGGCCTTCCATCGAACGACCAAGCAAGTCCTCGGCAGCGTCGCGCGGGATGTAGCCGGTCGGCTTGCTGTCGGCGTCGTCGCGAAAGACGGCTCGCGCGTAGGCGCTTTCGATTACCAGCCATTCGCGTCGCAGGCCGAGGTCGGCGCGGGTCATCTCTCGCGTGGCGTTGGCGGGCGGGTTGGTTGGGGAGGTCATGGGTGCACCGGAGCGCGCGTTTCGATCAAGGCGTGCGACGCAAGCCGGATCGCATAGTCGACGTCGTCAACCACTGCGGCCCGCCCGCGCCCGTCAATGTTTGCTCGGGCATCATTCAGGGCGTCGAGGGCGACCACGAGCGCACCCCACAAGAAGCCGACCTTCTGACCCTCGCTCATGACACCGCACTTTCCCCCAGCCCGCTCGCCAGCACGTTCTCGGCGTGCGTCGCGGCGGCTTCCAGCGCGACGGCCATCGCGCGGGCTTCGGCGGGGGTGAGTAGCAGCAACACGACGTCGTCGTTGCCACGGTCGACGAAGAGCGTGGCCTTGTGTTGGGCGGTGCCTTGCACGAAGCAAGGCCGACCCGCGATGGAAAATCTGAACGCTCGTGTCATCACGGCAGTTCCCCCTCCAGCGCCTCGACCTGGGGTGGAAGAGGCGGCGGCGTGCGGCGGTTCCACTTCTCCGCCAACAGCGGACGCGGGTCTTCTTTGTTCGCGAACTTCAGGCCGTAGCTAGCCAAGCAGCGAGTGCAGCGGACGAAGTGTCCGCCAAAGTCGACGCTGTCCTCGTCTTTCACTTCATCGAAGACGGCTCTGCTGCCGCAGAACGGGCAGGGAAGGAGGTCGCGCGCGCTCACCGTCCCTGGCTCCGCATGTAGTCCCGCCGCTCGCTCCGGAACCACGCCGCAAACACGAGCGCGGCGCCGATGATCAGGCCGAGGCAGAAGTAGAGGGCGGGCATTAGTGCACCGTCACTACGAAGCGCTCTTCCGGCCACTTCGGCGTCGTCACGACGATCACCCACGGCATCGGATACGGGCCGGCCCGCAAGTCGCGGACCAGGCCCCAGGCCGCGTCGGTGTCGGCGGCGTAGAACCGCGCTGGCTGCGGCTCGGTGCGCGTCGGGAAGGGGATGATGTCGGCGGGCATGGTGTCCTCGGCGCCTGGGTGGCGTGAGGGGGACTGTAGCAAAACTTAAGCACATGTCAAGTGGAACTTAAGTAAATCTTTGGGATAGGGGCGAGCGCCCGTTCGTCGGACACTTGACGGGTTGCCCGGGCGCAGCGACGCTCAACCCCAGGGATGGAGGGGACAATGAAGAATTCAGCTATTTGGGCGGGCCTATTGGCCCTCGCGGCGTGTGCGCCGACACCGGAAAGCATCGCGCCGGCCTATGTCAGCGAGTTGCCGTACCGGTCCTACACCTGCGAACAGCTTGGCGAGGAATTCGAGCGCCTGAACCAAGCCCTGGCCACGGCGTCAACTCAGCAGAGCAACGCGCGATCGAACGATACCGTCGGAATCATCCTGATCGGTCTCCCAGTGGCCTCGATGTCGGGGCAGTCGATCGCGCCGCAGATCGCGCTTTACAAGGGGCAGATTGAGGCCGTCCGAAAGGCGTCTCTTCGAAACCATTGCCCCGAAATGACGCGCACTCTGCCGACGGGGCCCGCGGTGCAGCCCGGCATCCAGCCGCAGCCAGCGCCACCGGCGGAGAAGACGGTGACAACCAGCGAGCGCCGATGACGGCGGGTCTTCACATGCGCGGCCTGATTTCTGCGATCCTGTAGGCCTTGGTCCACTTCTTCCGGGACAGGTCGAAGTCCTTGGCCGGGTTGAGTTGCCGCACCCGCCAGACGTCCGAATTGGCCCGTAGCAGGCGCTTGACCAGGGCGTACAGATTGCCGTCCGTCGACTGGTGCACGAACACGCAATCCGTCATTGGAACCAGGGGCATCGCCGGGTTGATGATGATCTGGTCGCCCTGGGCCAGCCTCTCCAGCATGCTGTCTCCGATGACCTGGAAGGCCCACGGATCCTTGACCGTGGCCGTGCGCTCAGACCGCCGGATGTAGTCGATCGGCTCGTCGTTGACATAGATGATGGCGCCATCGCCGTCGCCAGCCGCCGCCGAGGCCCAGACCGGGATGTCGGCCGCGTCGCGCCTGGCCGGTGTGTTGTCCGTCGGAGGTGGGGGCCGAGTCGTGGTCCGCTTCGCTTCGATGGCCAGGAATGAGGTCTGGCCGTCCTCACCGGTCTCTGTGATCAGATAATCCACCGTCGTCCCCAGGAACTTTGCCAGGTCGCTGAGCCTCGTCGACTTCGGGCCCGTGTCCTTGGAAACCCATTGGGAGACCGCCGATTCGGTGATCTTGAAGTGCTTCGCAACGTCGATCGGCCGCTTATTCGCGGCGGTCATTGCGGCCTCGATACGCTTGCCGATACCCATGCTTAAGTTGTCCTAAACAAGGTTATCCAGCGCCACTAAAGTTTTGCTTGCTTAAGTACTTTAGTAATGCTTATGATTGCGCATGTCCGAACCCGACCCGAGCCTGGAGAAGGCACGCCAAGCGGCTGGCGGTAAGAGCGCTGACTTGGCCCGCTTGCTTGGCCTCACCGAATCGGCCGTGTCGCAGTGGAAAACCGTGCCGGTGAAGCGGGCGATCGAGATCGAGGAAAAGACCGGCGGCAAGGTCACGCGCTACGAGCTGCGGCCCGACTTCTTCGGCCAGCCGCCCGCGCCCCAGGCCGCCACCGAGGCCGCGTGATGGACGCCACCCGCACGCCGACGCCGACCGGCAACATCGTCGAATTGAAGCCCGGCGAGAAGGCTGAGCCGCTGGAATTCGTGCCGCTCACATCGGAGCAGGGCGAGAAGATCCTCGCCAAGTTGGACGAGATCGCCGGCCTGCTTCGCGGGCTTGTCCCGGACCTGATTCGTGCGCTCGGCTTTGGCGGGCCAATGCGATGACGCTACAAGCCGCCACTCTCCCGCAGCTTGGCGAGAATGTGCCGATAGACGGCGATCGCCTCGTCGGGTCCGTCGTCTCCGCGCTTCATGAATGCCGCTGCGAGCGACGCCGCGACAGCGGACTCCGTCATCGCGATCATCACGTCGCGCATGGTCGGTTGTTGCTGGAAGATGCTCGGGTCGTACCGGTCGCTCATTCTGATCTCCATGGTGGTCTGACAGTCTCCATGGTGACCGGCCGGGCGAGGGGTGAACAGCCTCTTGTCCGGCCAACTGTTGTGGATGGCCGGCATGCCTAGCCATCGCGTCGCCGTCCACTACTCCTGCACGCCGCGGCCGTTCGTGCTGCACGTCGACACGCAGGAGGAGGCGGAGCGCCTGGCGGAGCGGCACCGCAAGCACTACGCCGGAGTGTCGGACATCGAGGTGCGGGCGGACGAGAAGAAGGAGGCTCGGTAGATGGACGCGCGCCCCACAAAGCCCCTTGGCCGCAAGAACTATGGCTCGATCGGTCATCTGCCGAGCAGCCGCATGGGGCCGGCGGACCACGCCGTGCATCCTGGGCAGCAGGTCATCTGTTGCGAGAAGGCGCGGGACCGGCACGACATCATCATCGTGACCGAGAAGCTCGACGGATCGAACGTCGGGATCGCTCGTGTCGGCGACGAAATTGTAGCGCTGGGCCGAGCGGGCTGGCCGGCTCAAACTTCTAAGTATCGGCAACACCAGTTGTTCGCCGCCTGGGTGCGAGACCGGTATTCCTTCTGGCTCGACATCCTGTTGCCCGGCCAGCGGATCGTCGGCGAATGGATGGCCCAGGCGCACGGCACACGCTACTCGCTGCCGCACGGTCCGTTCGCCGCTTTCGACTTCATGATCGCCGAGCGGCGCTATCCGTTCGATCAACTCAAGTCGATTTGCGACGCCAACGAAATCCCAATGCCGCGCCTGCTGCATTCCGGCGGCCCGATTTCGGTCGAGAAGGCGATGGAGTTGCACGGCGAGGGCGACCACGGCGCGATCGACGAGGTCGAGGGTGTCGTCTATCGCGTCGAACGCAAGGGCGAGTTCGACTTCATGGCGAAGTGGGTGAAGCCGACAAAGGTGGACGGGCGTTTTCTTCCAGAACTTAGCGGCCGGCCGGAGATTTGGAACTGGCAGCCGACGAGGGCCGCTTAGATGCGCTCCGTCCTCGCCATAGAGGCCCGCCTCGCCATCGCCCGTAGCCGCGTCGCCAAGCTGGAGGGGCTGCTCATAGCCGCTCGCCAGCAGGAGCTCGACGCCATGGTGGCGCAGTTTCGGGCCGGCAAGTCGTTCCTCGAGATCGCTCGGGAGTTTGGCAGGACGAAGATGGCAGTCCAGGGCGTGCTGTTCCGCGCTGGTTGGACGATGCAGTCGCGCCAAAACATCCCAGCGCGCGCTCGGCAGCATGCTCACCCGGGCGAATTGCAGGAGGCCGTATCATGACGCGCCTCTACCGCGACTCGCCTGTGAATGACGAGGGGACAGGCCGGACCGACGAGGCGTTGAGCGTGGGGCTCGATCGTCGGTCCGGCCGCGGCCTGCACCACACCCTCGGCCGCATCTTTGGGTTCACGAGATTCACAGAGGGGACACACACACGGCGAGACATCAGGGCTGGGAGCACGTTCCGCGCGGCGCTCAGCCTGGACCGGTTCATCGTTGGCGTTCGCGCCATCGGTCGGCCGGAGGAATCCAACTCGTGCGCGCGGGCCGTTCTCCACCAGGCCCCGTTCAAGACCAGCAATGCCGGCCATCTCGGGCCGGGTTGTGTGTGCGCCTGTCCCTACCAAGGGGCGTCGCGCGGTTGCTGGCCGACGGACGGGGCCACGATCTTCATTCCGGGCACCCCTCCCACGACCGCCCGGCATCTGCGACGACCTATTCCCAAAAGCCTCGTCGCAGGGCGCGCGTTCGGCCTTAACCTCCCGCCGAACCGCGCTGAAATTTCTCTTCGCCGTTGTGTCTGCCAGGACGCGGCGAAGGACTACACCGATCCGTTCGGTTCGATAGCTCCTCTGATCGTCGGCGTTCGTCATGAGCGCCAACGTAGGAGCGAACATGGTCGAAGGGTCGAAAAAATCGGTCAGAAACAGGAAACCACGTATGGTTGCAGTGGCTGAAGCGCGCGCAATCCTTTGCGCCGAGCCGCTCGACATATCGCGCGGTGAGTCGAAGGGCGTCTATCTCGCCCGGCGCGCACGCGATCTGCAGATCAGCGCCAGCCTGGCACGCCGCATCTACTACCGGCTCGTCAACCGCATGGACGCCGACACCCTCGAAACGATGCGGGAACTACAAGAAGGCGCCTCGAAGCGCTGGGAGGTCATCAATGAGTTGGAAAGAACAGTCGCAAGTTTCCGCGCTGGAACTGGAAGCGAAGATCAAGGTCGCGATCGCGAGGGAGCTGCAGACGGTGGCGGACACGGCGATCAGGGAAGCGGTGCTGGCATGCGAGCGCGCCAACCAGCTTCCGCTGCTCGCCGGGCTGACGGTTAAGCACTGATGGTCGCCTTCCTCCTGATCCTGGCGTCGGTGGCGCTGTTCTGGTCGGCCTTCAGCTTCGTCGTCGCCGCGGTCCAGAGCGCCACGGGCAAAACTTCGTGGGTGTCAGACCTGACGTGCGTCGGCTGGTTCGCCACCGCCGCGCTGTTCTTCATCGCAGCGAGGTTGCCGACGCCATGACCGCCGGACAGACCAGCCGCCTGAACAGCTACACGGCGCTCGTCGTGGGCGAAGAGAATCGCAAAAAGCCGTTCGAGGCTCGGCAAGGCACCGTCAACGAATGCCGCGCCTACGCCCGCTCGATCGGCATCCCCGAGGACGAGATAGCGGCCGCGGTCGACAACGCCATCAAGCTCGCGGAGGCCGCGGCTTCGTAGCCGCTGCTGACGAACCCTCTAACCCAAAAGGAAATAGACCCATGAGTCTGTGGGCGCCGATTAAGTTTGATCAGGAGACGATCGAAGCAGCGGTAGCACTGTGCGCCGGGCTCGGTAACAAGGACGTGTCGGCGTTTGCGGTGGCAGTTCACCCTCTCGCCTACGACGATGTCGAAGCGAGGATCGATCTCGCCCGCATAGCGTTTCACGAGGTCTACAAGCGCCGCACGCCGTGCTGGGTTTACTTCGCCACCGTCGGCGCCGGACTCCTGAAGGTTGGTCGCTCCACCTCCGTTGAGGCCCGCCTGCAATCCCTTTCTCGTCAGCGCGGCATCGAGCACAAGTTGCTGGGGAGCGTGCGCGGCGACTATCGGGAAGAGCGTCGAGCGCATCACAGGCTTCGAAGGCATCGCATAAAGAACCTGGAGTGCGGGTCGCGCGAATACTACGCGCTCGACCCCACCATCGGGATCGTCCGCGCAATGATCGCCGCAGGGGATGTGATCGACCTGCCGCTGGAAATGGACCGCCCATGATCGAGCGGGACCATTTCAAGGCCTTGGCGCTTCAGATCCGGGACCTGCAGGACAACCACAAGGACAACCTGGAAAAGGTCCTTGAGCATGCAGAGGACGCCGGCGTGGATCGCGCCGGCCTTCGTCGGTTCGTCGCGTGGAAGCGCCAAGACCCGGAGAAGCGCGCGCAGAAGGAAGCGATCGACCGGCAGTGCCAATACTTAGCCGGCGAGCGCGACACGCCGGCCGTGCTGCCTATCGGGTGCGAGCTCGCCCAGGCCATCAATTGCTTCCGACGCAACATGACGGTGCGTCAGGTAGCCGGCGAACTGCAGATCAGTACCGGCAAGGCTGGGAAGCTCCGACAACTGGCGCGAATGTTCGCGGTCGATGTCCATGTCCACGCTGACGTGGACAACACGGCCGAAGGCGGCAGGGTCGATGTCATCTCGCCGCCGGAAGTCGCGGACTTACCGCTGCACGATCCGGAGACAGGCGAGATCGCCGAGCCCGCGTCGCCCGGTCTGCCGCCAAAGCATGCAGCGGCGATCGGCGCGGTGCTGGACGAAATGGCAGAAGAGGATGACCTCGTCATCCCATCATTCCTGCGGCGCCAACCGGAGCCGACGCCGTGACTCGCCGCACCGAACGCCGCCACGCCGAGCAGACCGTCGCCGACCTTGAGCGCCGCCGGCAGGCCTACGTCGACCAGCGTCGCCCGATACCGCACGCGCTTGCCCAGCGGCTGAAGGCGGCGCGGACGACGGCGCTCGCGGTTGGGCGCGCCGCACGATGACCGAGGCGCAGTTCCACAAGCAGGTCGCGGACTATCTCCGCGTGGCGCTGCGTCCGCCGACCGTCTGGACGACAATTCCGGCCGGTGGCGGCGGCGCAATCCGTGGCGCGCAACTGAAGGCGCGAGGGCTGCAGCCAGGCTGGCCGGACATCATCATCATCGACCGTGGCCCGAACGTCATTGGCCTGGAGCTCAAGACCAAGGTCGGCAAGCAGTCGCCCGAACAGCGCTTCATTGCCCAGGCGTTCAAGGACGTCGAGGCCTGGTACATCCTCGCGCGGACACTGGACGAGGTCGAACGAGCGCTCGCGTTCTGCAAGGTGCCGCTGTTCGCGAGGGCCGCAGCATGACCTCCGGCCGCCCGCACATTGCCTGGACCGACGCCCAACTGAAGCGCATGCGCGCCATCGTCGAGTCCGGCGACCTGACGCTTGCCGACATCGGCCGGCGCTTCCGCTGCAGCGAACACGAGGTCCGCCGCCAGACGGTCGCGGGCGGATGGGTCAATCCGAACGCCGAGAAGGTGAAGCCGAAGCCGAAGGCCGAGGCCGGCATCATCTCGCGCCCCAGCGCCACGTTCCTGCACAACCGCCCGCCCGGCGGCATGCCGGTCGAAGCGGCCCGCCGGGCCATCGCCAGCGCGGCCTTCGCCAGGGGCGTCGTGGTCGCCTCGAGCACGTTCCGCGAGATCCCAGCCGCCACGCTCACCCGCGCCATCAAGGGCGCGTGCGAGAAGACGCGCGACAACGAGGAACGCCGGACGCGCGTCGAGACGATCGTCCGGTCGATCGCCAGCAAGCTCGGCAATCCGGGCCCGGTGCAGGTCTATCCGTCGGCGCTCGGCGTGCTGGAGAGCTTCGCCGGCATCACGACGCCGGGCGGGCGGAAGCGGAGGGCGGCATGAGCAAGTACCCTAGCGACTACAACCCGCCGCTGCGGGGCAAGTGCGAGAAGTGCAAATGCGAGACGAAGGGCTGGGGCAAGAGATGGCTGGCGCTCTGCCCTGAGCATTGGCAGGCGCTTTCCCGGCCGGCGAGGCCAGCATGAGGCCGACCATCCGCCACCGCGAGCGCCTCGACCGCTGGGCGCGGCAGGTCCCGACCCGACCACGCGGCGACGGGCTCGGCGCGATGCTGGCCACCGTCGTCACCGGATGCGCGGCGATTGTGGTCGCGATCGTGGTGTTCGCGTGACGGTCGCGGCGCTCTTCGTCCAGAAGGGTGGTTGTTACTACGGCCTCGACGGCGTCGATCCGTGGGGTGTCGATCGCGACGCTCGCAAGTACGGCGGCCCACATCCGATCGTGGCGCATCCGCCGTGTGAGCGTTGGGGCCGCTATTGGGGCGGCGCGCCAGCAACATTCCCCCGCCTGCAACTCGGCAACGACGGCGGCTGCTTCGCCTCTGCCCTGCATGCCGTTCGCATCCATGGCGGCGTACTCGAGCACCCGGAAGGCAGCCACGCCTGGCGATGGTTCCAGCTTACGACGCCACCTCGAGATGGCGGATGGGTCAAGGCCGATTGGCTTGGCGGATGGACGTGCTGTGTCGAGCAGGGCGCCTACGGGCACAGGGCTCGCAAGGCAACGTGGCTTTACGCCTTCGGTGTCGACTTGCCGAGCCTCAAGTGGGGCAGCGCGGAAGGCGACTTTGTTCGCCTTGATGAGGGTTTTCACTCCAAGGAAGAACGCGCCCGCGCTGTGAAGACCGGCGCCTGCCAGCGGCTCAGCAAGAACCAGCGCGCCGCCACGCCGATCGCGTTCCGCGACCTCCTGCTGGCCATCGCGCGGACAGCACGCCCGTCGGAAGCGAGGGCAGCATGACGCTCCTCCTCGCCTTCGCCCTGTCCGCCGGCTATCGGCGCGACCGTCCCGGCAACCGGGCAGCCATGCGGCGATGGGAGTGGGTGGTGTTGGTTGGATTCTACGGGGTGATGATCTGGCTCGCTTTCAGCGAGCTGGCGGACCTTGGCTAGTGGAGGAATCAATGGGAGACGAAAGCCCTCTGACAGAGCCGGCGGCTTGGCCATGGCGGCTACCGATTGTTCGGCACATCCGCTTTCTTTGGCTCGCGTGGAGGGTTGCACGCTTCCAGCAAGCGACGCGCGGTATCGGAATCCGGACAGGTTTCGATGAACGAGTCCTGCGGCAAATCTGGAGGGGCATCGTATGACAAGTGATGAAAAGAGGCCCGTTCTTGTTCACGCCGCCCGTGCCCACAAGCGCGAGGATTTACCCGAATTTGAGGACGGCTACTGCCCCATCTGCAAGCGTCCGCTTGAGACCGGCTTCGGCCTCGCTGGCGGCGGATACGGCGTCTACACCTACTGTGAGGAGCACGGCGTCACGTCAAAGACCGAGGTCAATGAATGACGCACTCCTGCCCGCCCCAGGCCGCCTGCTCGCGGAAGCGAGCCACGTCCTATTCCGTCGCGGCGATGGTGGCCGCGTTTGACGAGGCGGTGACATGACGGTGCGGATCCTCGTCGGCGACGTGCGAACCAAACTGGCCGGACTCGATCCGGAGTCGGTGCATTGCATCTGGACTTCGGTGCCCTATTGGGGTCTGCGGTCGTATGGGACCGAGCCGCAGATATGGGATGGCGATCAAGCCTGCGACCATGAGTGGGGCGCCCAGCAGCGCAACGGCAAGCGGACTGACATCAAGCCGTCGAGTGAGACGACATCAACCGGGCGCATCGGGGTCGACGACCGCCAAGGCACTGCCGTCCTTGACGGCGGGCGGTTCTGTCAGCACTGCGAGGCATGGCGCGGCGAACATGGGCTCGAGCCGAGGCTGGGTATGTGGCTCCGACACCAAGTGGAAATCTGGCGCGAGCTTCGCCGCGTTCTGCGCGACGACGGCACGGCCTGGCTGAATTGCGGAGACGCCTACGCGAATGACGGAAAATGGGGCGGCAGCACAGGAGGCAAGCACGCTCGGGGGCTGCATGGAGAGCCGGTTGGGCGGCAGAAGCGGAGCACCGGACTGAAGTCGAAAGATCGCATCATGATGCCGGCGCGACTGGCCATTGCGCTTCAAGATGACGGATGGTGGCTGCGCGACGAGATAGTTTGGCACAAGCCCAATCCAATGCCGTCGAGCGTCAAGGATCGCACTACGCCGGCTCACGAGATGCTGTACCTGCTGACGAAGTCGGCGCGCTACTACTTCGACGGCGACGCTATCAAGGAGCCTTTTGCGAACGGTGTCGAAAATGCCGCCCCTTGGAAGTCGAGCGGCGGAGCGCGGAATATCGGCGGAAGGGATGACGGCTTTGCGCGCGGCACAGCGCCAGACTGGCAGCCCGACGCCGCGGGCCGCAACAAGCGGTCGGTGTGGACGGTAAACACCGAGCCGTTTCCCGGCGCACACTTCGCCACCGCGCCAACCGAACTGGTAAAGCCTTGCATCCTTGCCGGCAGCCCCAAGGGCGGAGTGGTCTTAGATCCATTCGGCGGCAGCGGGACAACGGGCATGGTTGCCGATCGCCTCGGTCGCGACGCGGTGCTGATCGAACTGAATCCGGAATATGCCGAGATCGCCCGCCAGCGCGTCAAGGGCGACGCGCCACTGTTCGTGGACCTGCAGAGCCGGCCGATTGAAATGCCGGTTCGCGGGGATGACGCGCCGCTGTTCGCGGGAGCCGCCAAATGACGGGCCAGCGGGAGCACGGATGGAAGGGGCCAGCGCAGGTCAGGTTTCTGCATCGGCAGGAGGCCGCGTAGATGGCCGAGATACTCGACATGCCGAAATACCTCGAGGCCACGAGCGTCGAGCAACTCGCGCCGGCCGACCTCAAGGACATGATCGTGGACGCGGCGCTGTATGGCCACCTCACGGTGAGGGAAGCCGAAGACCTGATCTCATTTTACGGATTGAGGCACGAGTAATGGCGCGGATCCGCTCAATTCATCCCGGGTTTTTCACCGACGAGGCGATCGTTCAGGCGTCGCCGCAGGCACAGGTCTTTCTGATCGGCTTGTGGACGCAGTGCGACGACCAGGGCGTGTTCGAATGGAAGCCGGTCACCCTAAAGATGCGGATCCTGCCAGCAGCGAACTGCGATGCCGATGGTCTGCTGTCCGAACTGGCCTCCCTTCAGATCATCCAAAGGGTGGAAGTCGGTGGCGTTAAGTATGGACTGGTTCGGAACTTCAGGCGCTGGCAGCGACCCAAAAAGCCGAACTCGACCCATCCATTGCCCGTCGAGTTCCGAACTTACGTCGGCTTGAACGACGCGAGTTCGAAACCGCCGCCGCCACAAGACGACACCGGTTCCGAACCGGTGGGGAACCAGTTCGGTACTGGTGGGGAAATCGACGAGCAGATGGAGGAGGAAGGAGGAAGGAGGAAGGAGGAAGGAGAGGAGACTACCGAGTCTGAAACTACTTTGGTTGGCGGCGCTTCCGCGCCGACGGCCAAGCGCAAGACGAAGTTGCCAGCCGACTGGCAGCCAACACCGGAGCAGCTCGAGTATGCGAAGCGTCAAGGCTGCGCCGACCCGGCCGACACCGCCGAGCGCTTCCGGCTGCATCACCTGTCGAAGGGCACAACCGGCGCCGACTGGAACCTCGGATTTCAATACTGGTGCCGCAACGAAAAGACCTTCCGACGCGGCGCCACGGACACAGGCAAAAAGCCGCTCAGGTTCAACTGATGTCGCTACAGCGCGCCCTCTTCGACCAAGGAATTGAACTGAGGTCGTATGCACCCGGGACTAGGCGATCGACCTGCCCGAAGTGCTCACCGAAACGGAGGAATTCACATGACCGATGCCTCTCAGTCACCATCGAACAGGGCGGTGCAGTTTGGCATTGTTGGCATTGCGGATGGTCTGGCGGCGTACGGCCTGAAGGAGCTGACGGACCGGCACCTCGAGGCCATCGAAGCAAGGGGGCTCGATCCCGAGCTGCTGGTGACGCTTGGCGTCGGCGCCTCCGGGAAGCTCGGTGGTGATGCAATCGGCATCCCGTACGTCTGCGACGGCAAAGTGGTCGCCCTGAAGCACCGCACACTCGGCGCCGAGAAGCGCTTCACGCAGGACGTCGGCGGCCGGCAGGTTCTCTACAACGTCGACTGCCTGCGGGACGAGGCGCGACGCGGCGACCTGGTCGTCATCACCGAGGGCGAGCTTGACTGCATGGCCGCAATCCAGGCCGGCTACACCCGGACGGTGTCGGTGCCCGGCGGCGCGCCGTCGGAACCGACGAAGGACGGCGCCCGCAAGTACGCCTTTCTCGACGAGGCGATGCCGCTCCTTGAGGGCTGCAAGGAAATCATCCTAGCGACAGATGAAGACGGGCCCGGCCACAATCTGCGGGCCGATCTGGCGCTTCGTCTCGGCGCCTGGCGCTGCAAGTGGATGCGTTATCCGAAGGGCTGCAAAGACCTGAACGACGCGCTTCGTCGATGGGGTGTGGTGGGTGTGACGAAGTCGTTCGCCACCGCCCGGCCGATGAAGATCCACGGCTACTACCTGATGTCGGAGCTGCCGGAGCTGCCGGACAATCCCGGCTTCGATACCGGCATGATCGCCCTCGGCGACCACTACAAGCTCAGGCTCGGCGACTTCTGCGTCATCACCGGCATTCCCGGCCACGGCAAGTCGAGCTTCATCAACGAGATTTGCGGGCGAATGGCCCAGCGGTACGGGTGGCGGACGATCTTCGCCTCATTCGAGCAGATGCCGCAGAAGGACCACCGACGCGCGCTCCGGTCGTTCTATGTCGAGAAGCTCGAGGTCCAGATGACGCCCGAGGAAACGGCAGGCGCCGACGCCTGGATCGAGCGGCACTTCGGGTTCATCTACCCGGACGACGACGACGAGGTCGATCTCAAGTACGTGCTCGAGACGGCGGCCCAGGCCGTCCTGCGGCGCGAGGCGCAGATCCTGGTGGTCGACCCGTGGAACGAGCTTGATCACATCAGGGCGCCCGATCAGTCGCTCACCGAGTACGTCGGCACCGCGATCAAGACCTTAAAGAAGTTCGCCAGGAAGTACCGCATCCACCTGATCGTCGCGGCGCACCCGTCGAAGATGATGCGCAACAAGGACGGCACCTATCCGGTGCCGGGCCTGTACGACATTAGCGACAGCGCGCACTGGGCAAACAAGCCGGACGTCGGGATCGTCATCCACCGCGAGAACCTCGCCGACACCGAGACGAAGATCAGGATCCTCAAGACTCGATATTCCGAGATCGGGCGACCTGGCGAGGTGATCGGTGCTTGGTGCGTCGACCGTACGCGCTACACGATCAAGGATGGTGCGGCATGATCGATCGAGACATCTACGAATCGTATTTGCAAAGCCAGGAATGGGCCGACCGGCGACAACAGGTGATGCAGCGCGCCGAAGGCATCTGTGAGGGTCGTCGGCGGCGTCGAGCGACTGAGGTTCACCACCTGAGTTACGCGCATGTGACGCAGGAATTTCTGTTCGAGCTAGTTGCCATGTGTGGCGAGTGCCACGCGCGGTGGCATGACAAGACGCCAAGGCCCGCCGCGAAGTGGACGCCTCGCCACACTGGCCGGTTGCCGGCAGACCCGTCACCGAGCGAGCAGTCGACGCAAAAGAGGCTGTCGGTCCTGGCGATACACGCGAGGGCGAAGTTCATGGCGAAACCGCTGCCGGAACTGCCGGCGCCGACCGCCGATCAAGTCGCCGAGCTCGCGAAGGCCCGCCGCGAGGGCACGCCACCGCCGGAGCATCGCGACATTCCCGAGGGAGCACAGGCATGAGGCGATCGAAGAAATCAGCAACGATCCCGTTCGAAATCCTGTGGCCAATCTGCGAGGCCGCGCGTGCGTGCCATGAGGCACTCGAGCGACTGGAGGTCCTGGCGGTGCGGGGCATGAAGCGCGGGGAGCAGACGAGCCCGGAGGTCGCGACGATTGCGGCCAAGGTGCTGGCAATCGACGTGACGGGCCCCGAGCCTGGCATCGTCCTGGTCGGCGGCGGCAAGAAAATCTGGATCGGCTGGCGTGACATCCGCGCGCTCGCCGCGTCGTGCCTGACGCAGGCTGCCGACAAGCCGAAGCGCAACAAGATCGTTCGCGGCCTTGAGGCGGCGATTGACCACGCAACCGGACACAACCCGGGCAAGGTCACGCGCATCAAGGTGAGGAAGCCATGAAGCCCGCCATCCTCGCCCTGTCGCTGACGGTGTTCGCGTGCTCGCACCAGGCGCCACCGCCACCGCTGCCACCGGTCCAGCACGTCACGATCGCGAACCCGATGGAGTATCTGGTCGAGCACGCCGAGAACGCCGGCCGCCATGATTGGCCGCTGCCCGTCGGCTACGTCGCGCTGTCGAACGTCGCCGAGGGCAACAGCACGGCGCGGCAGTCGTGGGATTTCGCCCCGTTCGGCAGCTATGAGCCCGAACGAGGTGACGGGTTCCAGGTCGCCGAAGTGGGCGCGGATCGTTGGGTGCGGTTCACATCGACTCGTGATGGCGGAAAGCCCTACGTCCAGCACTTCGTCGGCCAGCGCTGCAACGGCACCGGCTGGTTGGTCTTCGCCCAGGACGCACCGACCGGCACATGGCGCGAGGCGATTGCGACGCTCGACATCGCGCAGGACCCGGCGTTCTGCCCGCCCGGCCTCAGCCCGGCGCTGACCCGCTACCGGCTCGAGCTCGTCGACTTCCCGTTCGCGGTGAAGGGCGCCACGTCGGTGCGCATGGTCTCGGCCGTCATCAGCGAGCACTACGACCGCGCGACGATCGAGACGTCGGATGCGCTGGAACGGTCCTACCTCGGCCAGGGCTACGGCCTGCTGCGCTGGGAGGCGTGGCGCAAGACGCCGCCGCCGATCGGCGACCTGCCGGAGCGGTGCGGGCCGGTGGCGTACAGCGTGCCGCCTGGGCCTGGATGGCAACTGAACGACTGTCGCACCTACACGTTGGTTCCATGAGAGACGACGTCCGCATCCGCGGCAGCCTCGAGCCGCACGTCGGCGAGCCCGTCATGGGTGAGGCCGAACTGCGTGCGCTTGCAGTCAAGGCGCTGCAGGCGGGCGTGCTGGTGTTCGTGCGGGCCGACCTCGCGCGGCTGCCGTGGCATGAGCAGCGGGTGATCGAGCAGGCGGCGAGGAGGCTTTATGGTTAGCCGGCGCGAAGATATTCGATTGCAGGCGTCTGGCTTCATTCGGCGCATCTATCGTAGGCGAGGCGATGATGATGTCGTTCGTGTGTGCAGTGCGTGCGGCAAAACAAAGCGGATCAATGAGTTTCCCTTCGTTAAGCCCCACAAGTGGAACCCGCGCGGCCACTTCTTGCGGAAGTGCCGAGCGTGCGATCGCTCCTACGAGCGTCGGCTATTGGAGGTTAGGATCGGGAGGCCGATCAAACCGCGGAGGATGGAGGACCGTGAGCATCGGATTTTACGGGACGCTGAGATCGCGCGGCGTCGGGCGGCGAACCGGCCATGCCTTGGTTGTGGCGCCGACCTTCGGGGCACTAACCTAAACAGGCGACTTTGCGGTTTGAGAAAGTGCCGCGCGCTCGTCCAACAAAGGCAGCGGGCCAAAGAAAAGGTAGACATCCAAGTACCATGCGTAGAATGCGGCGGACCGGTGACTTTGCGGTGCTTCAACGCAGCATCAGCAGCCAAGAGGGCCAATGCGCGACGAATGTGCAGCGATAGATGTCGGCAAGATGCTCTAAACCGCAAGGAGAGAGAACGTCGCGCCATCGATCCGATGCCGGCTCGCCTGCGCGAAAAACGTCGCAATGATCGCAAGCGTGACAAGATCAACGCGCAGTCGCGAGAGCGTTACCTTAAAAAAGAAAAGTACCGCGACCAAGCGATCGAAGGCGTTAAGCGATTCAATTTGACCTTTCGGGCGTTGCGAGATTTAGGGCTCGCTCTTGTGCCGCCTGACAACCATGTGAGGCGCCCGAAGGGCCGAACCGAAGAAGAGAAGCGGGCGAACGAACGCGACCGCAGCAAGCGCAAAGCGAGGCGTAGGCGCGCGGCCGTGGTGGCCGCTCGTCAACTTGGTTTGATCGACTGAAGGAGAAGGTAATGTCAGTTCAGGATATGAAACTCGGTGCAACCGTGCAGTCATGGAGCGGGTCGAGCCCACGCCACGTGCTGGAAAATCTAGTCAACGAAAAGCCGGGGGCGAGCAAAGAGGAATTGTTCGCCGCATTCCGGGAGACGATCACGCGCGATGAGTATGCGTCGGCCGTCGACTCGATCCTCGAATATTGGTTTTACAACAACTATCGCTATCTCGTGGAGCGACCGAGGACGACCGCGCAAGACGCCCCCGCGCGAGCCGCGAGCCGCGCAAGCGTCGAGGGCGTAAAATCCTCTATCAAGGCGGCGGCCGTGAAGATGGTCTTGCTCGACATGATGCTGCCGCACGGCAAGAAGCTGGCAGACTCGACGGGCCAGGAATGCCGCGACCTCGGCCCGAAGGTCGGCGCTTGGCTGACGGCAATCGCTGGCCAGATCATGCCGAACGAAGTGGTCGGCAAGACGATGTCAGAACAGCGCGTCCGCGAACTGTTCGAGGCCGCCTAAAGAAAAAGCCCCGGCACGAACCGGGGCTGAAGGCGACAAGTCTCGTATGCGTGCTGGCGCACCGTTGTAACCCTCGCAGCGGTGCAACGCAAACGAGAGCGGGGCCTATGCCGAACAAGAACTATAAGCGCCTGGGGTTGAAGAGCGGCACCAGGGGAGAGCCTGTTGCGCCGGTCATCAAGCCGGTCAACCATAAGCCGCTGGGGGCGACACCTGAGACGGCCGCAAAGCTGCAGTCCGACTTCCTGGACAAGCTGGTGCGCGATGGGCCGGAGAATGGCGGCATCGATAACCCAACGTTCGAGGCGCTGTTCGAGATCGAAGAGGCGCACACCGTCGTCAGCAAGCTGACAGCGGCACGAGCATCAAGCGTCGAGATGGTAGGCGGCGGCGATCCGAACGACATGTCGCCGAGCGAGGACAGGACGTGGACGGTATGGGGCATATGGGCGGTGCGGTTCTATAAGCGGACCGGCATAGCCGGGACCAGGGTCGCCGAGTTGATCAAAGCCCGACACCCGGTCGACGCGACCTTTGTGGGCTACTACAAGACGGCCGCCGGGCTTTGGGACCAGGCGAACCGGGACTTCGACAAGGGGCTGCGCATGGTCGACGTTCTGACCCCCAGCCCTTGACGGTCAAACTAAACCTTGACATCTTCCCGGACGACCAATTGTGCCCGGACCGATCTTGAGTCCGGGTTTTTGCTTGTCTGGGTGGGCGAATGCTTCAATTCGACATCCGCACCAACTCTTCCTTTATCCAATCCCAACTGACCGAGCTGCAAAAGCGTCACCTGCCCGAGGCCTTTGTCGACGCCGCCAACAAGACCGGCGCCGTCATCAACACCGTCCTCAAGATGGAAATGCAGGAGGTCTTTGATAGGCCTACCCCGTTCACAATGCGGGGGCTGCGCTTCAAGTATGCCAGCAAATCCAGGCCCGAGGTGAACATCTGGCTGGAAGAGTTCGGCGGCAAGGGCGTCGCTCCCGGCAGGTATCTAAGTCATCAGATCACGGGCGGGACACGCAAGCACAAGCGCTTCGAGCGAGCGCTCATCCTGGCTGGCCTCATGCCCGCTAGCATGTTCGCTGTGCCGGGCAGTGGCGCGCCGCTTGATGCATACGGCAACGTGCCTGGACCGTTCATCGTGCGCATGCTGTCCGACCTTCGTGCCTTCGGCGAGCAGGGCTACCGCGCCAACCGTCGGGCAGGCAGGCGCCGCGCTGCTGCGCGAGCCAATGCGTTCTTCGTGCCGCCGAAGGGCAGCACGCTGAGGCCTGGGGTGTACTGGCGTCTAGCCAACCGCATGCTCGTGCCGGTGTTCATCTTCACTCGTGCACCGCAGTACGAGAAGCGCTTCGACTTCTATGGCGTGGGGCGCAGGGCCTACGACCGGTACGCTGCACGCTTCATGACTGAGGCGCTGGCCAAGAGGGTCAAGCTCGACAATCGTTGAGCATTGTTCGCATCGAACAGACCACGACCACGCAGTTGCGTTGTCCCGAACGCAACCCCCTCTCGCAATTGCGAAGAGGTTAGGTTCTTCCGGCGAGGCGGCCCGCCGCGGGTCATGGCAACCAGGCCGTGGGCCGGCGCATAGAAATCTTAAAACCAAATTGTTGTTGAGGTTGAACCTTGAACAAACGGCGCGGACCGGGCCGATCGGTCAACCGCACGGAGTTGGCGGCACTGCTGGGAGTGTCAACGCAGAGCGTTGATGCTTGGGTGCGCAAGGGCCTGACCTGCGAAAAGGTTGACGGCCAGGTCGTTTTCAACACCGCAGACGTTTTGGAGTGGCGAGAAGCGCAAGCCGTCGAGCGCGTGTCTTCCGGAGTGACGCCGAGCGCTAACATCGACGCGGCACGTCACCGCAAGCTGATTGCCGAAGCGGAACTCGCCGAGATCGAGTTGGCGAAAGCTCGTGGCGCCCTGATCCCGATTTCCGACGCAACCCGAATCCTAAGCTCTACCCTCACGGCCGTTCGCGCAAAGCTGTTGGCGATACCGACCAAATTGGCGGCCCGGATAGCCATTGAGACATCGGAAGCGGCGTGTAGAGCGCTGGTCGCCGAGGCGGTCAACGAGGCCCTGGATGAGCTTGTTGCAGATGCCGCAGACGTCCCAGGCGGCGATGACGGCGGAGGTGCGCCGGCTGATCCGGGACCTGATGGCGAAGCCGCCCACGCTGACGGTGAGCGAGTGGGCGGACTCCTTTCGCAGGCTTTCCTCTGAGGCGTCGTCGGAGCCGGGCCCCTGGATAACGGCCCGTGCTGAATATCAACGCGGCATCATGGACGCGGTAAGCGACCCAAACGTAGAGGACGTGGTCATCATCAAGTCGTCGCAGGTCGGCGGCACCGAGATCATCAACAACATCGTAGGCTTCCACATCGCGCAGGACCCGGCGCCGCTGCTGCTGGTGCAGCCGACGGTCGAGATCGGCGAGGCCTGGTCGACCGATCGTCTCGCACCGATGCTGCGCGACACGCCGGCGCTGCGCGACAAGGTCAAGGACCCGCGGACACGCGACAGCGGCAACAAGATCCTGCAGAAGCGCTTTCCTGGTGGTCACATCACCATCGCCGGGGCCAACGCTCCGGCCGGCCTGGCCGGCCGACCGATCCGCGTTGTGCTGCTCGACGAGGTCGATCGCTACCCGCCCTCTGCCGGCACCGAGGGCGACCCGGTCACGCTGGCGAAGAAGCGCACGCGGACCTTCTGGAACCGCAAGCATATCCTCTGCTCGACGCCGACGGTGCGCGGCTACTCGCGAATCGAGATGGCCTACGAGCAATCGGACAAGCGGCGCTACTACGTGCCGTGCCCACACTGTGACGAGCGGCAGACGCTACGCTGGGAGAACGTGAAGTGGCTGGCGAACGAGCCGGAGAAGGCGGCATATCACTGCGTTGCCTGCGGTGCGGCCTGGTCGAACATCGAGCGGCTGTCGGCCGTGCGGCTCGGCGCATGGCGAGCCGAGGCGCCATTCAAGGGGCGCGCCGGCTTTCACCTCAACGAGCTCTATTCGCCGTGGTCGACGGTGCCGGACATCGCGGTCGCGTTCTTCAGCGCCAAGGATGCGCCGGAAACCCTGCGGGCCTGGATCAATACCACCCTCGGCGAGACCTGGGAGGAAGAGGGCGAGCGGGTCGACCAGACCGGCCTGATGGAGCGCGTCGAGACGTGGGCCGAGGACGCCGTGCCGAACGGCGTGCTGGTCATCACGATCGGCGTCGACACGCAGGACGACCGGCTCGAGCTGGAAATCGTCGGCTGGGGCCGCGACGAAGAATCGTGGTCGCTGGCCTATCATGTCATCCCGGGCGATCCGTCCGGCAACGCGGTGTGGGCCGAGCTCGATCGCATCCGCCTGCAGCAGTGGACGCGAGCCGACGGCGCCAAGGTCAAGGTCTCGGCGGTCAGCATCGATAGCCGCGGCCACCACACGCAGTCGGTCTACAAATACTGCCGGCCGCGCTTCGGCCAGAAGGTCTACGCGATCGCCGGCATGGGTGGCGCCGGGCGGCTGGTGTGGCCGCAGCGCGCCAGCAAAAACAACAGCGGCCGGGTGAACTTGTTTCTGATCGGCGTCGATGCCGCAAAGGACGCAATCTATGCGCGGCTGCGGATCCCGACGGTAGGGCCCGGATTCTGTCACTTCCCGGAGGGCCGCGACCCGGACTGGTTCGCTCAGCTCACCGCCGAATCGGTGCATACGGTCTTCAAGAAGGGCTTTCCGACCCGCGTCTGGCAGAAGAAACCCGGCACGCGCAATGAAGCGCTGGACTGCCGGGTCTACGCCTACGCCGCCCTGCAATCGCTCAACGTGGCCTGGTCGATGTTCCGCGACCACCGCCCGCCCGTCGTTCCGCCGCCCGCCGATGCGCCGCCGCAACTGCCGCCACCGCCACCGCAAGTGGCGCTGCGGCCGCAGATCGCGCGCGGGCGCCGCGTCTTCCATCGAGGTATCTGATGGCCGGTTACACGCTCGAGCAGGCGCAGGCGCAACTGGATGCCTGGATGGCGGCGTCGCTCGCCGTCTCGACGTCGCAGCAGTACGAGATCGACACCGGCAGCGGTGGCCGCCGCATGCTGCGCCGAGCCGATGCCGCCGAGATCCGTGAGCAGATCAAGTTCTGGCGTGGCGAGGTGTCCGCGCTGACGCCGGCGTCGGCCGGCAGCGGTTCGCTCAGCCGCACCCGCTACATCGTGCCGGAGTAGCCGCATGAAGCGAGCGCCACTCAACCCCCTGGACCGCGTCATCGGCTGGTTCTCGCCGACGGCCGGCCTGCAGCGCTGGCGCGCGCGGACCATGATGGCTGCTGCGGATGGCTCATGGAAAGGCGGGCGCAAGGACCGCCGGCCGACACGCAACTGGCGTCCTGGCGGGGGCTCCCCCGATGCCGACACGCTGCGCGATCTGCCCGACGTCCGTGCAAGGGCCCGTGACCTCGCCCGCAACGCGCCGATCGCCACCGGCGCGGTGAAGACGACGGTCACGGGCGTCGTCGGCGCCGGGCTGCAACTGCAGGCGTCGATCGACGCCGACATCCTCGGCATCACGCCGGAGCAGGCCGACCAGGCCGAGCGCGAGCAGGAGCGCGAGTTCTGGGCCTACGCCAAGCGCTGCGACTTCACCGGCGTCCAGTGCTTCGACGAGCTCCAGGTGCTTGCCTTCCGCGCCGTTAAGGAATCCGGCGATTGCATCGTCGTCCGCCGCTTCCGCCAGGATCCGGGCGACCTCTACGGCACGAAGCTGCAAGTCCTCGAGGCCGACCGGCTCAGCAACCCGAACCGCGGCGACGATACCGACCGGCTGTCGGGCGGCGTCGAGACCAACGCCGACGGTGTCCCGATCGCCTACCACATCAGCGACAAGCACCCCGGCGCGCTACGCATCGGGCAACTGGCCTGGGAGCGCGTGCCGGCCCGGTCCGATGAAGGCTTGCGCGTCGTCATTCACCTGTTCCATCGCGACCGACCGGAGCTGTCGCGCGGCATGCCGTTGCTCGCACCCGTGATCGAGCACCTGAAGCAGCTTTCCGACTACAGCGACGCCGAGGTCACAGCAGCCGTCGTCGGCGCCATGGTGACGATGGTCATCGAGTCGCCGGCTGGCAACGCGGGCGGCGAGGATCTCGCGCCGGTCGTCGGCGAGCAGAACAGCAACACCGCGGAGAACGAACTGCAGCTCGGCAACGGCGCCGTGCTCGGCCTGGCGCCGGGCGAGAAGGCGTCGATGATGAACCCGTCGCGGCCGAATTCAAACTTCGACCCGTTCGTGACGTCGTTCCTGACCCAGGTTGGCGTCGCGCTGTCCCTGCCGCTCGAGCTGCTCACCCAGCATTTCAGCAGCAGCTATTCCGCCTCCCGTGCCGCTCTGGAGATCGCCTGGTCGCACTTCAACGGCGACCGCGTCTGGTTCGCTGAGCGCTTCTGCCAGGAGGTCTACGGCTGGGCGATGGACGAGGCCGTCGCCATGGGCCGGATCAATCGGCCGGGCTGGTTCGCGAATCCGCTCGTGCGCGAGGCCTACCTCGGCGCGAACTGGATCGGTCCGCGGCGCTACAGCCTGAACCCGTTCCAGGAAGCCCAGGCCGACAAGCTCGACATGGAGCTCGGCACGAAGACCGGCGAGCAGGTCTGCATGGAGCGCACCGGCGGCGAGATCGAGAAGAAGCTCGACCAGCGGGCGAAGGAAACGAAGCTTGCGAAGGCGGCCGGTCTCGTGATGGAACCGAATCAGCCGGCGCCGGCGGCCGACGATACAGACGAAACAGATCAGCCCGCGAGGCAAGCACGATGAAAGCAATCGACGCCGTCCTCGGCCAGCCGTGGGCGATCGAGCCGGAATGGCTGCGCATGATCGCGGCCATCGCCGAGCGTCAGTTCGATGCACCGGTGGTCGCCGCGATGCGCGACAACCCGCCACGGCAGGAAATGCCGGCAATGGCGGCCGACGGCGTCGCTGTCATCAACATCATGGGCCCGATCTTCCCGCGAGCGAACATGATGACGGAAATGTCGGGCGCGACATCGCTCGACATGGCGCAGGCGCAGTTCCGCGCCGCCCTGGCCGACCCAGCGGTCAATTCCATCCTCTTCAATATCGACAGCCCTGGCGGTGTCGTCACCGGCATTGCCGACTTCGCGGCCGAAATCATGGGCGCGCGCAAGACGAAGCCGATCACGGCATTTGTCGGCGGCGTCGCCGCGTCGGCTGCGTATTGGATCGCGAGTTCGACCAGCAACATCGTCTTGTCGCCGACCGCGATCGTCGGCTCGATCGGCGTCGTCGTGGGCGCGTCCAAGCAGGTCGCGCCGGATGGCAGCGGCAAGATCAACATCGATATCGTTTCCAGCAACGCGCCGAACAAGAGACCCGATGTCATGGACAGCGCCGGGCGCGCATCGATTGTGGCGATGCTCGACTCCGTCGAGGCGCTGTTCATTGAGGCGGTCGCGAAGGGCCGCGGCGTGTCGATCGACACCGTGAAGTCCGACTTCGGCAAGGGCGGCTCAGTTGTGGGCGCGAACGCCGTTGCCGCCGACATGGCCGACTCGATCGGCACCGTCGACAAGGTTTTGACCAAGCTGGCCGCCGCCGGCTTGGCCAAAGGAGCAACCCCCCGAGCCGCGGCGGCGGCGTCTTCGGAGAAAACCTCCATGGATAAGCCTACGTCTATTGCCGAACTTACCGCGGCGTTTCCGGACATCGTCGGTCAGATCCGCAGCGAATCGGCCGCTGCTGCTTCGGTCACCCTGAACGAGACCGCGCTCGCTGCGGCCCGTCTCGAGGGCGCCGAGACCGAGCGCAAGCGCGTCGCCGGCATCGAGGCCGCGGCGCTGCCGGGCCACGAGAAGTTGCTGGCCGAGCTGAAGGCCGACGGCAGTGTCACGCCGGAAGCCGCCGCGATGCGCTTCATCAATGCCGAGAAGACGGCACGCGCTGGTCAGGCCCAGGCGATCATCGACGTCGAGAAGGCCACCGGCAAAGTGAAAGCCACGACGACGACCAGCACAACGCAGCCCGCGGCCAACACCCCGGAAGGCTGGAAAGCCGAGTTCGAGAAGTCGCCCGAGCTGCAGGAGGAATTCGGCAGCGCCGATCGGTACGTCACCTATCAGCAGGGCGTCGCGAACGGGCGCATCCGCCGCCTGACCCAGCGTTCGGCATAGGCCGCAACCAAAACAACGAAGCGTAGGGCCGCCCCACCGGGCGGCCTTTTTCTTTTCCCCCTCTTCAATCTCTCGGAGTTCCAACAATGACGACTCTCGCGGCGGACCTCGTCCGCAATCAGTCGCTTGGCGATACCGGCGAATTCGCGGTGATCGCTTCCGACATCATCTATCTCGGCGCCGCCGTCGGCCTGGTCGACGCTTCCGGCCATGCCCGCCCGCTTGCTGGTGGCGACGTCTTCGCGGGCTTTGCCCAGGAGCGTTGCGACAACAGCGCCGGCGCCGCGGCCGCCAAGCGCATCCGGACGAACCTCAAGGGCTCGGTCGAGCTCAGCGTGTCCGGCGCGGTGATCACTGACGTCGGCCAGCCTGTCTACGCGCAGGACGACAACGCCTATTCGTTCAACCCGGTGTCGGGCACGTTCATCGGGTTCGTCGAGCGCTTCGTCTCGTCGGGTGTCGTGGTCGTTCGCTACGACGCCTTCGGCTTCAAGGATCCGTGGGCGGCCTACTCGAAGCGCGAGACCTTGGCGGCGACCAAGACCTTCGACGCCGAGGACAACGGCAAGCTGTTCTGCGTCACCGCTGCCGGCGACGGCGACGTGCTGACGTTCCCGGCGATTGCCGCCGGCCTGTCCGACATCGTCATCCTGGCGGTCGACGCCTTCGGTACGACGGCGGTCACACTCGACCTCGACGCCAGCGACCTGTGGCTCGGCCCGGATGTCTCCGCGACCAGCGGCGACGGCAAGCAGCTCGTGCTGACGAAGGCCACCCAGCGCCGCGGCGACTTCATCACCGTCAATGGACCGGAGGCCGACGGCTACATGGTCCGCCTGCACGGCATCTGGGCTCGCGAGGCCTAGTCCCTGACGGGGCGGCCTGAATAGCCGCCCCCTCAACCCTTCCCCCTCTTCCCTCTCCGCAAGCCGCCCCAACCGGGCGGCTTTTTCTTTTGGAGCAACCGAAATGGATAAGCTGCTTACCTCGCGCGCTGTCATCGCGAGCATCATGAATCGCCTCACGCAGGGCGATGGTTCCTATGTCGATCGCTACACCATGAAGATGGACAGCAACCAGGCGATCGAGACCTATGCGTGGCTCGGCGCCGTCCCGCAGATGCGGGAATGGGTCGGTGGTCGCTCGGCCAAGGGCCTGCGCGAGAACACCTTCCAGGTCACCAACAAGGATTACGAAGCCACGCTCGAGGTGCTGACGAAAGAACTTCGTCGCAACGCGGGCGGCCAGCTTCAGATCCGCATCGCCGAACTGGCGCGTCGCACCCTGTCGCATCCCGCGAAGCTGATGACGACGCTGATCGAGGCCGGCGCCTCGACCGCCTGCTACGACGGCGCGAACTTCTTCTCCGACAGCCACAGCGAGGGCGACTCGGGGACGCAGGACAACAACCTGACGAGCGCTGCCGCGACGGGCACGAGCCCGACCGTGCAGGAGATGCGCGACGCCATCATGCTCGACATCCAGGCGCTGCTGTCGTTCAAGGACGACCAGGGCGAGCCGATGAACGAGGACGCCAAGCAGTTCGAGGTCATGGTCCCGCTGAACTATTGGGCCACGGCCCGCAGCGCGGTCGGCCTGCAGACCTTGGGCGGCGGCGAGGTCAACATCATTCCGGCGCTGTCGAGTGAGATCAACATCCGCGTCGTGCCGAACGCGCGCTCGACCTGGTCCGACAAGATGGCGGTCTTCCGCACCGACGGCGATACCAAGCCGTTCATCATGCAGGAAGAAGTGCCGCTGTCGGTCGATGCGATCGCCGAGGGCTCCGAGCTGGAGTTCAAGGAGAAGAAGCACTGGTATGGCGTGAGCTGGTCCGGCGCCATGGCCTACGGCTTCTGGCAGCACGCGGTACTGCACACCTTCAGCTGATAGCAATGGGCCGGCCTAGCGCCGGCCCTTCGCCTTTCCCGAAGGTCCCACGCAGGAGCGCGCGCCATGGCCGCATCAGTCCAGATCGTCGAGAAAACAGGTGCTGGTGGCACGCAAACCAACAAGACCTCGAGCACGATCCGCTTCAAGAACGCCGACAACGCGACCGTCGACACGAGCAATCCGATGGTCGTGCCGGCCTCGGGCACTGACTACAGCTTCGAGAAGTGGCTGCGGTTCTATGTGGCCTCGGGCTCCTATACTGAGATCACGAGCATCCGGGCCTACATGGACGGCGCCAACGGCTTCGGCACCGGCATCGGACTGTATGCCAAGGCCGTGACGTCCTTTGCGACACCGGCCGAGGCGACATCGACCTCGGGCTACACGAGCGCCTTCGACTACACGTCCGGTTCGCCGCTGGCGCTGGGCGCCGGCCCATACACCAGCACCGGCGAGAAGGGCGACCACCTGGTCATGATGATGACCGTGGCCGACACCGCCTCGCAGGGCATGCTGTCTGGCGAGACCCTCACCATCGCCTGGGACGAGATCTAGCCCATGGTCGACGAGGAAATCAGGGCGGCAGCACTCAAGGTCCTGGATACGGGATCGGAAGTGCCGGCGCCTTTCGACATCCATCAGGACGGCGACATCCGCTTCGGCACCGATGGCCAGCGGATCGTCGCCGTGATGAAAGATGTCACCGACGTTACCGTCATGCGCAAGCGCCGCGCCGTGAAGGGCGTTGGCGGCGGCAGTCCGCGCACGGTGGAGTGGCTGTACGTTGATCTCCCTGACGGGCTTCGTCTCTACGTCTCCGAAGGCGGATGCGTGCTCACGCGCGAAGACATTCTGCCGTGAGATTGTGAGGGCGCGACATGGCCGACGATAAGATTGCGGACCTCCCTCCCGCGGCAGAGTTGCTCGACACGCACTTGATTCCCGTAGTTGATCCGAGCGAGGCGGACGCCGACGCGAATCAGACGGTGACGGGAGCTCTAGTAAGGCGGGGAATATGGGACGAGTTGGAGGTCGGCTCTCTCAGTGGCTCGACGCTCGACATCACGACGTTTGATCCCGCCAAATACAACAGATACCGCCTAGAGCTTTGGGGTGTCCTTCCGAGCAGCAACGACCAGATGATGCTGCAGACATCATCCAACGGCGGCGGGGCATGGGACAATGGCGCCAACAACTATCGCACGCTGCGCAATTTCTACGACACGTCCTATGCGCGATGGGAATCTGTCCTCGATTCGGTCGGCTCCATCACGCGCAGCAACATCGCTGCGTCGACGAACTATCCGGCTTTCGGAACCATAGACATCTTCAGGCCATCCGATGCCGCCTACTCGCGCATCCATTCAAGTTTGGTCGGCTACGACACGTCCAATTCGATCCTTTTCAACTTCATCTCCTGGAACTGGCGCGAGTCGGCGGCGGACATCGATGGTCTCAGGGTTTACTTCTGGGCTTCGTCTACTTTTGCAGCCGGCGGCTACTCTTGGCGTGCGAGGCGCAATCCATGACGCTCTACAAGACACACAAAGGCGAGAGAGTTCCTATGACGAGCAAGGAGGAATCCGACTTCCTTGCGCAGCGGGCCGCCGACGTAGCAGCACGCGAAGCTCGGGAGACGCCGCCAAAGCCGCCGACTTTTGCTGAGCGCATTGCAGCGCTTGAGGCGGACGTGGCCACCCTAAAAGCCGCCGCAAGCGCAAGGGCCAAATGACTGGCGGTCGCATCCTCAAGGAGGACGGCGGTCGACTCCTGGCAGAAAACGGCGACTTCCTCGTCACCGAAGACTACGCGCCAACGATCACGGCGACGGCCACGCTCGACGCGGCGATCCGAAAAACGCGCAGCCAGTCGGCGACGGTCGATGCGGCTCTGCGGCGGGCACGGCAGGTTACGGCAACGATCGACG